ACCAAGCTTGGTCACGTCCTGATGCCGACCATGGAAAGAAGATTCCACGGAAACGATTAGTCCCAGTTTGCGAACCATGCCACAAATTAAAGAATATATTACCTTCACCCTTGGCAGTAGACAAGCAGATAACACGACCACCTACGTCAGCAATTGGCTCGATTGATGCCCAGGCTTCCTCAGGATTAGGCAAAAAAGCCATCTCGTCGATTATAGCCAGATACACTGATTCACCTCTAGCAGGCTCGTTAGCAGATGGCATTGATTCAATTACAGAGTCATTACTAAAGGACATCTTAAGAACGTTATTTTGTAATAGTTCAGGACCAGACAATCTCATCCAGTCAGGTATAAATTTATAAATATACTTAGCCTTTTGTAAAAGCTTTGTAGCTTCACGTTCAGTCTTTGAAAGCATAACCACAAATCTGTCTGGCCAAAAGAAAGTAATCCAGAAGGCATAAGCTGCAGCCAGGGTGGAGAATCCAATCTGACGTGCCTTTAATACTATTGTATATCTATCACTTAACCATGCTTTAACAGTTTCTTTTTGCGCGTCCCTCAAAGTAAAAGAAATACGTCCTTGGTTAGGGTGTTTAATATAAGCATAGTTTTCACAGAAGAAAGCAAATGCTTCTGCTAGTTCTGCTGGTGTTGCGTTCTCTGGCCCACGGCACTTACGAAAGTTCCACTCATTAAGTAAACTATTTAGTTCCACGCCAAAACTCCAATCCCGAATAACGCTGTATTGTTTCTGGCAAGAACACGTCTTCTGGTTTGCGTGATTTCTTTTCTAACTTTGGTCTTACTTTGTGTAGATTCTTAATCCCTGTAAGACTGTTTTCAGAGATACCTGAGCTGTCTTCAATGTTCTGATATTCATGATTGTATTGCGGAATTTCCAAGTATTCATATATTTTATTAATTTCCTTCTGTGGATTGGTGGTTAAGTCATCATACTCAACAAAGTGAAACAAGTGTCTATATTCTGGATTCATTGCATGTTTCATATTATTTAAGCATCTCATTATATCATTACCAAACTTCATTAGCCAATCTGCTCTGCGGTCAGCCATTGGTTTATCTGGAAATGTTTCTAATAAAACTTCTTTGTCCATTAAAGCATTTTGCTGCGAATCAGGATGAGCATTAATGATTGTGTCAAATGAAACTAATATATCAAGTATATCTCTTACTGGACATATTATTTTAATATTTTGATTTACATAACGATAAGCTACTTCTACACCATTGGCTGATGTCCAATTAAGGTTCTTGTCAATAATGTAGTTAGCTTGTTTATCATAATAAAAGTTTTGTGGTATTGCGGCAATTGCATTAGATATTGCGTTGCCTCTGTCATAATCTTTATGTTCAAATGAATCAAATGTTTGTGTAGCATTAATCATCATTTGTAACATTGGACTTGCCGGCGAAACCCACAAGTCTGGATTCTGATTTAAAACAGAACTTAATATCGTTGCACCTGAGCGTTGAAGCCCAGCTAAAAAAAATATTTCCTTCATTTATTTTCCTTCGTTATTTAATTATGCGTTTGTTGCCATTACATACCAGCTAGTACCATCATACACTATTGTAGCGAAAGTTCCTGCAACACCTTTACAAATCTCATCTTGTAATGCTCCACCAGTATGGGCATAAACGTTGCTTGATGCTGAATCAATTTGATGGTTGCCCCAGTTGTTAAATGTAATTGCGCGACCAATGTATTCTGAGCCTGATGGTAAAGTGACTACAATTGCTGAGCCTGATTTATTATTAATAATCCAGTTTTCAGTATCAGCTACAGTGAAGTCTGCTGTCTTTGTTACTGGTGCAGTAGTTGCATTGTATTCGCTTACTTTAGAATAACCAGTGATTGATGCGCGGTTTGTGTCAATATCAAAACCAACACCAGGGATTCTAAAGTTTGTAACTGAAGCGTTACCTAATGTTATTTGATTAGATACAGATGCAGATGTTGCTGCTGCGTTATAACCAAGGATAATATTATTAGAACCAGTTGTTAAGTTATTAGTTCCGCTGTTTCCAGAGTTATAACCAATTGCTACGTTATTAGAACCACTAGAGATATTATATCCAGCGTTATAACCAAGTGATGTGTTTCCAGCACCAGCTTGATTATCCCATGATGAGTAAGCACCTATTGCAGTGTTGTAGTTTCCAGTGCTTCCATTGAAGTAATAAGTATTACCTGAATCCCATCTTGATAATGCGGCGAATCCAATTGCGGTGTTACCGTTACCAGCAGTGGAGTTATAATACGACCATACACCAACTGCTACGTTTTCATTACCACTTCCATTGCAATAACCTGCAACGCTTCCAACACCTACGTTTCTATTTCCATTACTTAAACCTAATGCATAGCGACCAATTGCTAAGCTTCTTTCAGCAGTTGTTGAATAAGCCATTGCATAATAACCAACAGCCATGTTTCTTTCGCCAGTTGTTAAAGCTTTTAATGCTCCAGTACCAACAGCAAAGTTAGCTAAAACACCAGTTGTACTTACAACTGAATTTTGTAATGCATTAGTGCCAATAGCAAATTGTTGATTAGCAGTTGTGTTTGATGATAATGCGCCAGAGCCAATTGCAAAGTTACTACCTCCAGTAGTGTTGTTAGCTAATGCATTAGCACCAATAGCAACGTTTCCTTGACCAGTAGTATTATCTTGTAGTGCGCCTCCTCCTATTGCAACGTTTCCTCCGCCAGTAGTATTTCCAGCCATTGCAGAGTTTCCAACTGCAATGTTGTTATTACCACTTGTATTACTAAACAATGTAGCGTTACCAATTGCTAAGTTGTTATCTCCACCAGTTGCATCTTGCATTGCTTGTGCACCAATAGCAACGTTATAGTTAGGTGTTGCAGCATCTCTAAGTGCCGAGTTACCAATTGCTAGGTTGTAGTCTCCAGTAGTAAGACTTTCTCCTGCACCAGCACCAAAAAGTGCGTTATTGTTTCCAGTTGTAATTTCTCGTCCAGCACCAAAACCAACTGCTGTATTACTGTCACCAGTAGTAACATCACGCAAAGAATCTGCACCGATAGCAGTGTTAAATTGTGCACCAGTCGGTCCTGTTGGACCAAAGGTTTGATTACCAGCACCAACACCAAGTGCAGTGCTAAAGTTAGGTGTATTATTGGTGTATACGTTGCTGATTCCTGGACCTGTTGCGCCAGTTGGTCCAGTAGCTCCAGTTGAAGATGCACTACCTGCAGCACCAGTTGGTCCTGTTGTGCCAGTTGCTCCTGTTGGTCCTGTTGGTCCAGTTACACCTTGTGTACCTGTTGCGCCTGTAGCACCAGTTGCGCCAGTTGCTCCTGTGTCACCAGTAACACCCTGAGCACCAGTTGGGCCTGTAGCGCCTATATCACCTGTTGGTCCAGTTGGTCCAGTGACTACTGATGCGGCACCAGTTGCACCCGTAGGTCCAGTCGGTCCTGTTACAGTGGAAGCAGCACCCGTTGAACCAGTAGGTCCCGTTGGCCCAGTCACCGTCGATGCGGCACCTGTTGGTCCTGTATCACCTGTTGGACCTGTAGCTCCAGTAGCTCCTGTGGCTCCAGTAGGACCTGTTGTTGTAGTGGTTACTAAGTTCCAACCACCAACTGATGTACTATAAACCCAAGTAAAATCGCCAGCAGAAAATATCTGACCATCAACTGGTGAACTTGGAAAATCTATCGCTGCCATTAGTTACCTACTCTGCTTTGAAGTTCTGCGACTTGTGCTGCTAATTCTTGTACTGCCTTTACTAATATAGGATAAGTTTTCATTGGGTCCGCTTCTAACATATCAGGATTGTCTTTGTGAACTAGTCTTGTATATTCTTCATATCCAAATGTTTCTTGAACTGTATCTAATTCTTGAGCAATAAAACCAAAGTCTTTTCTTCCGATATAAACTTCATTAATAATTTCATTTCCATCTTCGGTTATTATTGGTCTGCGATTCCAATCAAACATAACTGGACGCAATGCTTTAATATAATCTAATCCTAATGGAATATTTTGAATATTAGTTTTATCTCTAACGTCAGACAATGAAGTTATTGTAGTGGCATTACAACGAAGAACAGAAACTGAAGTATTACCAAGTGTTATCTGATTGCTTACAGTTGCAGTAGATGGTGTTGCATAATAACCTAAGCATGTTACGTTACTTCCTGTTGTGTTTCCTCTACCAGCATTTGAACCTAATGAAGTATTTTGAACTCCAAGTGTTGTGCTATATGCAGCTAAAGCTCCAACTGCAGTGTTATTACCTGCAGTACTTACGTTCAGTGCATAATAACCAATAGCAGTGCTTCTGTTTCCTACTGTGTTAGACCTTAAAGCATAACCGCCAACTGCTACGTTATTTGTTCCAGTTGAGTTTGAATACATTGCGGCATAACCGATTGCTGTATCGCCACCAGTTGAGTTTGATTTCATTGCCCAATAACCGATTGCTGTAATTCCAGTTCCAGTAGTTCCGCGACCAGCAAGATTACCAATTGCTACGTTATCAGTTCCAGTTGCATTTAAAGATAATGCTTCTAAACCAATTGCTATATTTGTTGAACCAGATGTTATTGCTTTTCCTGCTTGGCGACCTATTGCAACGTTATTTAAACCAGCAGGAGAGGTTCCATTCATTGCTTGAGAACCCATACCTACGTTGTATGGCGATACTGTATCTACAAATGTATCTGGCGTTAAACCACTTGGACCGGTTGGTCCTGTAGGGCCTGTTACAACTTGTGCTTGAAGAACCCATACACCTGGCGTTGAATCCCATACCCATGAAAAATCGCCAGCAGTAAATACTTGTCCGTTTACTGGTGAGCTTGGAAAGTTAATCATTATTACTCCTTGTTATTGACTTAAAACGCCTGAAGCAAATGTATGTTCAGCAACTTGCGTATAATTTAAAGTAGATTTATACATAACTAATTCATCAAAAGTGCAGTTGTATGTTGGATTGTAAAGTGCACCATTTCCAGGTCCACCAAGAGGCCATGCAGCAAGTAATGAAATTTTATTTCTTCTACCCGAAGGACTTCCATCTGGCTGAGTCGGCCAATATTGTGGCCAAGTATAAGGAGCAAATGTTCTTTCTAATACAACTGCACCATTAATATAAAGTCTAGACCTAGTTGATTGATAGGTATAAACAATATGGTACCATTTATTATAATCAATTGTTACACCAGTATCACCATCTACTCCAATATCAAACAAGTTTCCAACCCATGCAGTTCCATAAAATTTACCACTAGTTTGAGTAATTAACATTCCCCAAGCCAATGCATTTGCGTCATATCTTCCATAAGTAAATGTACTTGTATTATCTTCAAATTTTATTATACATTCCATTGTAAATGCATTTGCATTATTAATATCTCTACCAAACACCTGTGATTCCAATGTGCTAGTTAAATTTACACAGTTGTTTTGATAGTCGCTTGGACCATTTGTCGTATATATTGCATAGTTACCAGAATAAGGAACAATTCCTGTTTCGCGCCAAGTTGCAACACCAGTGCCAGCATAAAAAGTAAAATACACTGATGGAGAACTAAAGCTTCCGTTTTGAACTAAATCAGGGTCTTGTGTTGGTGTGGTAACTGGGTCATTTGCTCTTACCCAAAGAAGTGGATTATCAGCAGCTACGGTAGTAAGCCAAGCTACTTCCAAACTTCTATTTGTAGAAGCAACGATTCCAGAAGTTGATGGCATTAGATTGACAAGTCTCCAAGTAATAAGTAATTATTTGATGACAAGCACAGCAATGTAGCAACTGAGTATTGTGCGCGGAACTTAAGTCCTGGTGTTCCGTTAATCGTTACGCTCGATGCAGCAATTGTTACCTGACCAGCACCGAGTTGAGCAAAGTCAATTCGTTGTCCAGCAGCTAATGCAGTTGAAGTATTAACAGTAGCAGTTATTGATGCGGCATTTGATAGTGTTACTAATTTTCCAGCGTCACTATTTGCTACAGTATAAGTTGTTCCTGTTTGCGTGTTGATTGTTTGCGCGCTGTCCCATACGCCAGCTGCTCCAGTTGCTCCTGTTACTCCTTGTGAACCTGTTGGACCTGTGATTCCAGTAGGCCCTGTTGGACCTGTAACTCCTTGTGGACCAGTAGGGCCTGTTATTGCAGGACCTGTATAACCAGTGTAACCAGTAAATCCAGTGTAGCCAGTGTAACCTGTCGGCCCAGTTGGACCAGTATATCCAGTTGGACCAGTAGGGCCTACGTTTGCTTGACCAAACTCAACCCACTGTGAACTAGTTCCATCATCATAATAAACAAAGCTTCTACCAGTTGATGAATCGTACCAAGTTTCTCCATCTTGTGGAGTTGATGGTGGAGTATCTGAAACTACGAACATTCCCGTAGGACCAGTGTAACCTGTGTAACCCGTGTAACCAGTGTAGCCAGTTGGTCCCGTATAACCTGTAGGACCAGTCGGTCCAGTTATAGCTGGGCCTGTATAACCTGTATAACCAGTTGGTCCCGTGTAACCTGTATACCCAGTAGGTCCAGTAATTGCTGGGCCTGTGTATCCAGTGTAACCCGTAGGTCCTGTATAGCCCGTTGGCCCTGTTGGTCCAGTTATAGCTGGGCCAGTAGGTCCAGTAAATCCAGTTGGTCCTGTTATGGCTGGGCCAGTGTAACCAGTTGGTCCCGTAATGGCTGGACCTGTTGGGCCCGTGTAACCCGTAGGGCCAGTTACTCCAGGTCCTGTAGGACCAGTAATGGCTGGACCCGTAGGACCCGTAAATCCTGTCGGTCCTGTCACAGTTGATGCAGCACCTGTTGGGCCAGTAGGACCTGTCAAACCCGTTGGGCCTGTATATCCTGTTGGGCCTGTAACGCCAGGACCTGTAGGACCTGTAATTGCTGGTCCCGTATAACCCGTGTAACCAGTAGGTCCTGTGAATCCTGTATAACCCGTATATCCTGTAGGACCAGTAAAGCCTGTGTAACCAGTAGGACCTGTGTAACCAGTAGGGCCAGTAAAGCCTGTAGGACCTGTAATACCAGGACCAGTAAATCCAGTTGGGCCTGTGTAACCTGTTGGACCTGTAAAGCCAGTAGGTCCTAAGTTGGAGTTACCAAACTCAGCCCATTGAAGTCCATTAACATCTTGATAATTAAGATACGTTCTACCATTAGTTGAGTTGTACCAAACATCAGTTGCACCTGCACCTGTTGGTGCTGTTTCAGAAACAATAAACTGTCCAGCACCTGTTGCTCCTGTGGCACCAGTCGCGCCTGTAGGGCCTGTAGGGCCCGTAAAACCTGTGTAGCCCGTATAGCCAGTCGGTCCTGTATATCCTGTGTACCCTGTAGGTCCTGTGTAGCCAGTGTAGCCTGTGTAGCCCGTATAGCCAGTCGGTCCTGTGAAACCAGTGTACCCTGTAGGACCTGTGTAACCAGTATAGCCTGTGTAACCAGTTGGGCCTGTAGCACCCGTTGGACCCGTATTAACCCATGGTAGATTATTCCAGTTAGTAGTACCATCACCAATTTTAAATCCTGGACCAGGAGCTGTTGCTGTTGCAGGACCTGTCGCAGGAATGGTTTGTGGTGGGCCTGCATCAATGCATATACCCATTTCGCCGGCCATTAAAATTGGATTGTAGTTGTACCAGTTAGCCTGGGTATCTCTACGCATTTGAACTAATACAGCCATTTAAAATCCTCTTCTCTTTATAATATCTCTTCTCTGGTCAAGCACATATTGCGCTGGTGATGTTCCAGCTGCACCTTGACTTGCGTCAAAGGCCCCTACGGCTACTACACAAGAACCAGTCGCTGCTGCTGAGCTAACATTACTTGCTACTTTAGTATAAGTAAATGTAGTTGTGGTTGGTACTGTTGCTATTGTATAGGTTCCATCAAATGTATTATCAATATTAGAAACATAAACGCTTTGTCCTACAGCGAATCCATGGGCAACTGGCGTTGTTAATGTGGCAATATTTGATGTCAATGCTTTATTAGAAACTGTAACTCCTGCTGCCAGTGGTGTGGCATCTGGTGCAATGAGATAGTGGAATTGAATTGATAAAGCCGCGCCGCCATCAACAACTGTTTCATCTTGGTGGTCAACGAGCAATTGGTCCTGCTGATTCTGCAACTCTCTTTTAAGAGTATTCATCATACGGGAAATCAGTACGTTGCTGTTACCCTGAATAACATCATTACCTGGGGCGGTCCAGACTGCTCTCACGTTTAATTACCAACCTTTTCAATTGACATCGTAGGAAGCACACTTACCTTCTTAGTCTGATTCTGACTTATTTCTAATATAGCTGCTTGCAATTCGGCATCGGTTAATTCTTTAACTGAAGTCTCAGTTTTAATATTAAGAGTCTGTGACTGCTGAATGTAACCAGTAGCCTTTAAATAAAGTTCGGCACTCTTGGTGTCACCCGAGATTCCTTTAATGTAAATTGCATCAAGCAACTTTTGAGTTCTTTCAGGGCTTTGGGACATTCCCTCGACGCCAAGTTTCCAACGCTCTATAAACTGTTTTTTCTTTTCCCAAGTGCCAAGTGTGTTAATATGGACTTCATGTTCTTCTGCCCAAGCCTTCTTCGTGCCAGGGGTTCTAGAGTCCTCAGGGGTCAGCAGCCAAGCAAGGTACGCCTCTTGTTCTTGTGAGAGGAATAATGATTCTGTTCTAGCCACGTGGAGAAACCCTTCTAATAAATTGTATCTTCCTATTATACATAAAAAATTTTACATTTGGCACTGTTACATTAAGGTTAACAAAAGGTTAACAGTAGATGAATTGTAAGAAATATTGGAAAAAACTTGTTAATCCTGCTCTCGGCATGGTACTATATGGTTACTCGGGTTATTGAGCAATAGGAAACATGAATAACAGAACAAATATTAAAAGGTTGGTTATTCAAGGTAACTGTTACTAGTAACCACATACAAGTAACCATTATAATCGAAGGAGATTAAAAATGCAAACATTCACAGGAACAATAGCCAAGGTGCCAACGGTCGGCGCAAAACAAATAACCTCAGCAATTAAAATAACAGAAGATAGTAAGCCAATACAGATAGTAGCTTTTAAGAACTATTGCCCAGCTCAAGTAACCACAGCATTAACCAGTATTAAAATTGGTGATACCTTTTGCTTCATTGGGAGACAGAAGAAGAACCCTTCCACAGGTCAACAGGAAATTGTAATAGAGAAGCTTGTAGAAACAAAGGATTTAAAATATGCCATTGACCCTAACCTTGATTTTATTATAGGTGGTCTGTCTTCCTTTAATAACAAGCCAATCAGCATATCAGAACCGCGCGAAGGATGTAAGCAATATTATACAGATGGTGACTTTTATTGGTATGAAGGTCATAAAGAAAAGTGCCCAACAAGTTTCTAAATAAACAAACAAACAGGAGAATAATAATAATGTCAAATCCAGCAACAGAAAAACAACTAGCCCTTATTGCCAAGCATAACATGCCTGTGCATTCAGATACCTTAACAGTAAAAGAGGCATCTGCAATCATAGACACCTTTGCCAAGGCAAATGGATGGGCGCAGAAAGAATTCACGCCGAAGGCTAAAGCAGAACCTACACCAATGCCAGACAGCTTTTAATTTTTTTTTATTATTTGCATAGGACAATATTGGTGTGATATGATATAAGCCTCTTAGGAAAGCCCTGAGAGACCTTAGGAAGGATTCTAGGGTTACATAATCAGTGATGATGAACTAATAGTAACTTACTAGGTTGGGGACAACTTAGAGCTTTCGTAGGGAAAGGGCCAGGGATTAACTTCTCTGGTCTTTTTCTTTTATATGCCTGAATGTATTTGGCATTGTTAATATTAAAGATAGACCGGTACTTAACAAAACAAGGGGTGGGGGTTTAGGAATATATACGCTTGTCCCTACATAGTTCGGTACCCTCATACGAAGGGGTAGTACGGGGGGTGGGTGTGGGGGTGCCTGGGTGTGGACTCAGGAACTCTGTACTTGTACTTGACATAATCAAAACCTTTCCTTGATGATGGTGTGACACAAGACACATAACATAACTTGACACACACCTCAGTAGTATTATATACTTTACATGTACTAGCAAGGGAGTAAACGGGGGGCTGAGCTTCCTTACTAGTACAATACGATATCATAGCTAAGCCATAAAGCCTAGGATTGTTCTGAGTCTTACCAGGATGGTCCTAGGCTTCTCCTTTGTGTAGGGCAATAGCCGGCTATCAGGATAAGTGATGGATGATACGTGAACTATCTCAGATAAAGATACCTCTAAACCCCTTATGTTATATGCCCTATTATAATAGCAGTAGTGTTCTATCTCTTATTTAGATACAAAGACCTGGATTTATCAGTGTTTGTGATGGTTGTATACAAGTACGCTCACTTGTCTACCTCAGCACAGCATTGTATTAGTACTCTCTCTATCTTATGTATTATCATAAATATAATATTAAATGATTGTTTGTTTTGCGGCGGCCAATCCTTAAAAGTTCATGCAGAATTCAAAACATCACAAGGAGAACAGCATGGCTAAAGCGACTGAATATGATAGCATAATAGAACATCTAGCTTATATTAAAGCTTATACTGATGTTGATAGACCTTTAGCCAATGGTAGATGTTTTGATAATTGTTTTTATGCGGGATTTCATAATATTATTAGTCCTAAGACTTGGCGTTACACAGAGGGCGTTGCTATAGGTCGTGAAGGATTACTTTATTATCATGCTTGGCTTACAAGTCGTCAAGGCAAGATATGGGATATTACTTGGCCTAAATTAGATTGTAACGTATATTATCCACGATATATCTTTGATGTAGATAAAGCGTTTGAACTAGCTCATGATGGTTTACAAAAACCATTCACAAGATACATCTATAAAGGATACACTAATCTTAAAGATGCAATCATTGAAGAAGGTGTAGAACATCCTGACTTCGATTATTCGCAGTGGTCTACAATGGGTCAAACTTTAATTCAACAATCCTAATGTAAATACAAAAGTCGGGAGGATAAAATGAATATAACAAAAGAGCAAGAAGTTATGAGAAATGAGTTTACTGTTTTACAAATGGATTTTGCACAAATGGACGAACGTTTTGAATTTTTACGTGCTAAAGCAATTAGTCTTAAAGATTGGAAGTTTGTGGAAATTATTGAGCGATACTGGCCACCATTCTATTTAAATCCAATATTACAGTTACCAATGCAAATACAAAAGACCGAGGACATCTGAGCTTCACGACTGTGTGCTTGGATGTCCTCATTAAACACAGTCAACACAGTCACTTAAGGATATTATATTACTATGGAAACACCAGAAATCAACACAGGACTGCTTCCCCAAGAAGTCCGAGTCATCAAAGAAGAGAAGCCTAAGAGAACAATGCCAAGTATTCCATTTGGTATTATCTTGATTATTGCAGCTATTATTGGTAGTGCTCTTTATCTTAAGAGTTCTATTAATAGTAATACTGATACCAATAGCAATGTTCTTCTTGGCGCGATTTCCAATGTTGATGTCAATGTTCAAGCCGGCAATGCTGATATTATTACTGGACTTGATGGTATTCAAGCTGGAATTGGTGAGATTAAAGATTCAGTTGCTAAAATCCCGACCAAACCAGTAGTTATTACTAAAGCTCCTACTATCAGTAAGCAGCAGAAGTATAACAATTGTGTTAAGTGGGTCAATGGCTCAGGTTTAGATGCAGCGAATGCTAAAATGTATCTCAATGCTTGCCTGAACTGGCTCAAGTAATTTAATTTGTTAGTAGCATAGGTAATCGGCTTATGCTATTAACATTTTTTTTATAAGGCGTAGGTTAGTACTACACCCAAAGGCAGGCGTTAATGTGTTTGCTTTTGGGTTGGGTCGGTTGGCCCTTTTCCAGCCGAAGGCTGGCTTGTAAACAATGCTACGAAACCGTTTGCGTTTCAAATTGGAATTCAAATCTGGTTTGGAAATAAGTTTTTTATTTTACAATGCTACGAAACCGTTTGCGTTTGAAAGTTAAATTCAAATATAGATTTATAATATTCAATATAAAGAGTCTAAACAAATATTGTGGTAAAATGGATTAGCTCATTACTATTGTATACAGGAGGATAATATGAAGAAAAATAAGATTAAAGATAAAGAAGTTTGTGATTCTTGCGGCAAACCGAAAATGGATGAAGCTATGAATCACTTTAAAGCAGTGCAAGAAGCAATGAAGTATATTAGAATTAAAGATAATAACTTTGACTTGGAGGAGTTACCATTATGAATGAAACGATTACATATGCAGGAGTTCTCTGGCTTATTGGTGGCTGGACTATAGGTAGGATTATAGCCATATTGCTTATTGATAGATTGGATAGACGTAATGATAAATGAGATTGTATTTATGACTGTTATGTTTGCGGCAATTGCAATAACTATTAAAGGTTTGTGCGGGATTGCAGGGAGACTTATTAAATGAAGGTTGTTGTAGCCAGCATTGCTTTAAATGAAGAGAAGCATGTAAGACGTTGGGCTGAGTCAGCTAAGGGTGCAGATTACATCTACCTCCTGGACACTGGCTCAACTGATGACACCATCAAGATAGCTAAAGAGTGTGGTGTGACTGTCATTGAACACAAGATTGTACCTTGGCACTTTGGTAATGCTCGTAACTATTTACTTGAGCGTCTTCCTGAGGATGCTGATTGGGTTATTAACTTAGACCTTGATGAAGTTCTTATTGATGGTTGGCGCGGCCATTTGGAATCTGTTCCAGCCGGCATTACCCGTCCTCGTTACCAATACACTTGGAACTGGGAAGCAGATGGTAAGCCTGGATTGCAATACCATGGTGATAAGATTGTTGTGCGTCATGGATACAAGTGGCACAATGCTGTACATGAAATCATGCATGAGATTGCACCATTGGTAGAAACCCAATCCTTTATGGGCTTAGAGATACATCACCATGCTGACAACACCAAGTCACGTGGTTCATACCTACCTTTATTATTATTAGATGTTGAAGAGAATCCTGATAATGACCGTAATGTTTATTATGCTGCTCGAGAGCTGATGTACTATGGCCGTGTTGAAGAGTCAGTAGCTATGTTCAAGCGTCACTTGACAATGCCTAGTTCTATCTGGCCACCAGAGAGAGCATTCTCGATGCGTTATATAGCCAAGCAAACACCAGGTGAACGTGAACACTGGTTACTACGTGGTTGTGCAGAATATCCATCGGGTAGAGAGTTATGGGTTGACTTAGCTAATCACTATCATGATACTGGTAATTGGTTAGGTTGTTACTTTGCGGCCAAACGAGCATTGTCTTTGACTGACCGTGGTTCACTGTACCTAACTGAGGCTGTGATGTGGGGATGGATGCCTCATGACCTGGCTGCTCTATCTGCATACCATCTAGGATTAAATGATGAAGCTATTGCTCAAGGTAAGCTTGCATGTGAGATTGCTCCTGATGATGTTAGATTGAAGAGTAATTTATTATTTTATTCTTTGCGCGAATCAAAAATCAATGTAGTCATACCAACCAAGACAAACATCGGTGGCTTGACCAAGCTCGTAGGCCAGTTGCTAGCTGACACCATGGTGAATAAGATTATCATTGTTGCAGATGGCAATGAAGCTTATGATAATTTAAATGCAATACCAAAGTTCAACAAAGTAATTAAAGTTATGGTCAACGAAGGTGTTGGCATCCATGCTATGTGGAACTTAGGCATGAACATCGCAGGTTATGACGGGCACATTGCATTCATCAATGATGATGTGTCATTAGAGAAAGACTGCATGTTTGAATTGGGCGGCCAACTGTCAAAGAATTATGACTATGGTTTAATCTGTCCAAGTTACTCGACAACTAAACCAACAGAGGATAGAGTTGTCACTGACACTTGCCGTAGTAGATACGATGGTACTGGTGGCATGGCTGGCTTCTTCATGGTATTGAATAAAGAATTGGTGCCACGCTTCCGCTTTGATGAAGACATGAAGTGGTGGTATGGTGATGATGAGATAGTTGATTGGGTCACTAAGCAAAACCGTAAGTGCGTTGTTAGTGCGGCGACCAGTTGTACACATGATGACTCTAAAACTATAAAGACCAATCCACCAAAGGACTTTGCTGCAATCGTAGCAAATGACAAGAAAATATACGAAGGAAAGAAGAATGCATAATGCAGCCATGGAGTTTATATTTACTAGCTTTCATAATTGGAAAGATGATAGAACTGATTTAAATATATTAGAGATTGGTTCACTTGATATTAATGGTGGTATACGACCAATGTTTAAACCATTCCAAGGTAATTACATTGGGGTAGATATGCAGGAAGGACCAGGTGTAGACATTGTTGCAGATGCTGCTAAGTTTATTAACTTTGAAGCTTATGATGTCATTGTTTGCGCCGAAGTCTTTGAGCATACGCCTTACTGGCCACAAATCATTCAAAATAGTTATAATAATTTAGTTACTGGTGGCTTGTTTATCGCTACTATGGCAGGAGAGGGTAGATATCCTCACTCAGCCATTGATGAGAAACCAATCAGAGACTGGGAACACTATTCAAATATAGGATGGTGGGAATTAAAGCAAACCCTTAATAAATATGGATTTGAGAATGTAGATGTAAATGTATTGGGACAAGATACCCGTTGTTGGGCCGTAAAATAATTGACTATAGATAAGGAAGTTCATATGTATTATGAAAAATTAGAAGAAGTAGACAAAGAACTAGAACAAATAGAAGCTTGGCAACAAGAACAATTAAAGAAACTGTATGCTAAGACTGCAAAGAAAATAGCTAAAACTATGGCTAAGTTGGCCATTTATATACCCGAGGAGGTAAAACGTGGACACAAATGAACTAATCATAGAGATGTTAAAGTTAGCTGAAGACAACTATCCACTCGATGATGTAATTGCTGACTACAAGAAAGCTTACAGTGCTGTTAAAGGTGATGTAGTTATTGAATCAAAAGGCACAGTGCTTGGCAAAACAGGTGGACGCAATGTTCCAATTGTTAAACATCACGATATTAAATCAAGACTTACCGAAAGCATAGCTGCTCAATCAGGCAGTGCAGTAACATCTAACTTAGTGCAGTTCTAATGTTAAAGAAGTTAATTAATATAACAGCCAGCCTGTCATTTACTTTGGCAGGTATGGTTGTTGTATTCATTACACTTAGTGGGGATACAAGAAGAATAGCTTTGATTTCTTCGGTGTCGGCATTACTAGTGCACTACACCTATGAAATTTTAAGGAGCGACAATGACTAAGAAGTATCAACCTTCACATGATATAGATACTAAAGCAGGACGTAGGATTAATTGGAAGCGCGACTTGGCTATTGGTCAAGAGCGGTGAGGATTTGTTTGAAGAGTTTATTAAATCATTAGATGATGCAGACTTTGAAATCAAGCGCGACATGTATCGTAACGGTCGTATGGTTGTTGAAACTCAACAAAGACCTAAAGATAAAGAGTGGAAGCCATCAGGTTTATCTGTAACTAAAGCTAAGTACTGGGTTTATATGTTTAGTGCAGATGCGTATGCGGTGATTGAAGTTGCAAGACTAAAGAAGTATTTAGAAATTAATAATAAGATTCCATTAAAAACATTTGCACCATACAGTGCTAACCCAACTAAGGGTTACTTGTTAATGGAAGAAGATGTAGTTAAACTTATGAGTTCAGAACTCTATGACACAAAGGGGAAGAAATGAAACTACCAATCGTTGAAGTAAAGTTATGCTCGCACCTAAAGAATGCTAAGCCAGGTCAACTGTCAGCAGATAAGCTACGTAAGATTGAAGGTGGTGGCAAGCTTCACCACTGTGCAGCAGATGCATACGAAGCTATGGATGCTGCAGCTAAAGCAGAAGGAATAGAATTAAAGCCAACAAGTGCAGGTGATACTTATCGTACACTAGCAGCCCAGCTCGCTGGCTTTAACCAACGCTACCAGTTGGAGCCAATCGAAGGACAAAGTACCAGGACATATGAAGGTAAGAAATGGTATTTGAAGAAGGGGATGGCTCCACTGGCTGCGCCAGGTACTAGTAAAC